CTTCCGGGCATCGTGATTACCGATACAGTTAAGGATGTTAGTGACACCCGATGCGGAAAGAAAATCGAACCCCCCGTCACTTCCCCACTTTGATTTGAGGTTGTCCCCCGTGTGGACTGCAACGATGGAATTGTCCTCCGCAAATTTGCTTATTCTCTGCCATCTGTCCGTATCTGCATGGATGTCAGAACAATGAAGGATTGCGACGGATGTCTTTCCTCCCCTATAACCGAATCCAAGCTCCTTCAACTTGTCCACAGATGCGGCACCACCTCCAGTTCCAGCCTCCTCCAAATACGGTGTCTTGAGGGAACCGGCGGAAGAATCCATTACCTTCACATAGATGTCAAAATCTTCACCGACATAATTATATTCGGACAAGTCGGCATACAAACGGCAGGTTGCCTGTGTGCTTGTGGCCGTGACATTCCAGGTATATCCCGCATATAATTGGGCCGGCGTGAGTTCTTTCGTTCCGTTGCTGCCGCCGACACCGAACTTAATCGTCGTTCCACCCAGCATCGTAACAAGTTTGTCGGACTTCAAGTAAATGGAATATGTCCGCCCGCTTGTAACGGGGAACGATGCAACGGTCACAGCCGTGGATGGAATGTAAGGAAAGCGAGATTTTCCCTCAATGTAGTTCCTGTATGCTGTCTCACCAGCAACGGGAATATAATACCCGCACGGAATACGAACGCCGTCCATGTACATCGTAACATCAAGATCGTCGACGATTCCGCATCCGTACATAGAAACAACAACCCGTATGAACTTCGCTTCGGATGCGTAAGTAGTTCCGAGAAATGCCTTCGACGAATCATAGAACATCAAAGATGCTGGGCCGTAGCCGAAGGTATATCTATCCTTATACAAGAGTGTCACATCCTGCGGTTCGGCATCGATTGGAAGGAAAGTCGAGCGTACTTTACTTGCGGAAGCGGTTTCCAAACCAGTTGTGGTGTCAAGGTCTCCATACTCCCAAGACAAGATGGCTTCTTCAACTTTGGACGAAAGGAAGTTCAGTTTTCCCGGATTGATATATTCGTCCGAAGACGGAATCGGAAGGGAATCCGTGTCCGTTATATCTTCGATTCGTGCCTTCACCGTACCGCCCGTTGTGAGAATCGCACTTGTAATCGTCACATAGACACGGGAGGATGCGACGGTCGTGGATGCGGTAATCGTCACAATGACACCACGCCGTAACTGGCTCGTCCCGATGTTTGAAACGATGTCCCCGTTACTTCCGAGGCCAATTTTCATAGATGCCTGAGACAACACGATGTCTGCCGATTGTACCATAATTCTGTAAAGGTGGCCGGATGTAACGCCGAATCCTCCAACTACCGTCTGGCCATTGTTGTTCCCCTCCGTCACCAGGAGTGAGCCGTCCAGGTGTTTCGGCGTGACATCTTCGCTGATTGCTTCTCCTATAACCACGCCCTGCTGGGCGGTGAGAGCCTTGTCAGCCCCTCCGGTCTTGAGGTCGTTAATGAGGCCGACGCTTGCCGGGAGGGTTCCTTCCGTTCCAAAAGGATATACAGTTTTGTTTGCCATAGTCATTATAAATTAAGTGACGGCCCGGCGAGGAAAGGAGTGCCGGATTCCGACGGTTTGAAAACATCGTTATATGTGTCATACATTCCGGCTACGCCACTAACCTTTGCCGGAACGAAGTTCTTCTGCGTTCCAAATCCAACATAATACAACCGACCGACGAATGATTCCGACATATTCGCCGTCCCGGAGTTGTTAATCGTTCCGACGAATACATTCAACCCAACCGAGAATGAAGTGTTCGCATCTCCCGTATATGTGCCGAGTTGTGTGTTATTCTTGTATGCGGTGAATACATTGTTATTTTTCGTAACAACGAGGTCGTTTCCCGTCACGACGGTACTATACAGGTTAGACACGGCGTTCGAGTAACACGCCGTCGTGTACTTATTTGCCGTGGTCGTATTACCGTGTTGGATTCCACACCGATAATTGGGATAGATATGGCAACCGAGAGGGTAATAGAATCTCTTTGCCGTTCCTGTCGGCCTGTGTTTCAAGGTGATTGACAGGCCGTAGTTGCCATCAAGTCCAGAATCGAAATACTGACCTCCATCGCACTCGATGTATTCCAACGGGGTGTAAGCGGAGGAATTGAATGTCCCGTAAGTGAAACTCCCCGTGCCGGAATTGGTGAACACGGTCTCGCTCACCGCATCATACAGGCCAACGGACGGGGATTCTACGGGCGTGAAGTCCCGGACGAGTGTCCCACCCTTGTAGATTTGACAGGCACAAATATCGGCGGGGACATTCAATGACTGCAAAGTTCCGGCATTGTTGTTACCGAAAAGATAGAGGTTGTATGTCCCGCTGAATGTCGGTTGTGTCCCCGTTGATGCGATTGTCACATCGTCAATCTTCAACACGCCCTGGTAATACTCGTATTTATGGTAATGCGAAAGGGTTGCGAATTGGTCATCCGCATAGGCATCGTTGGCATTCCCGTAGTCAATGCGGATTCTCCCGGAATTTGCCCCGCCGGGTGTAAGAAGGCAGAATCTATTGGAGGTCGAGGATGTCCGTGAGCCGAAAAGGTTACCCGCCCCCGGATTGAAGTTTCTCGCCCAAACAATCACCCTTGTAGTATTGTCCGGCGTGATGCCCGTGTCAATGTATGAGCCAACGCCGCCACGGATATATGCGATATTTGTCGGAATGGGCGGTGTCGGGCCTCCCCCGTTTTGGTAAACGAGAGTGTTCCCCAGGTATGCCTTCGCTATCCCGGTGTTACCGAGATACATCTTCCCTATTTTGGTTGTGCCGAGGTAGGACATTACGATTCCGGAATTAGATAGAGAGTTGCAGAATCCTTCGTGGTGATGGCGGTGTATTCGGCCTCGTCAGCGCAAAGGTGATACTTCGGGTAGGCAAGGTGGTCGTGGTTCAGGTCCAGGGTGACGGTGTCCCCGTTGGACAGGGTGATAATGACAGTCCCATCAACGACCACTGGTGTCCCGATAGTGCTGAATCCGACGCCATCCGTACCCGGCTCGCCCTGGACGGAAGAAATCGTTACGCCCGTGTTTGTCCATTCCCATTGTTCGGTTTCATTGTTGTAGGCCACCTCATAGATAGAGAGAGGGGCGGTCGCACCGACATAGGCATACCCTTTTTCGCTTGCGTCTGCTGGAAGTAATGCAGCGGAGGCGAAAATGCCGTAGTACCTTGTCAAAGCGAGGGTGTTCATTTTGGCCTCTAACTGGGTGACCTCCGCCTTCGTGGCGTAGTCGGAAAGCTGGACCGAGGTGGTGCACAGCTTCACCCAGCTGTACGTCTGCCCGTCCCGGGTGGTGTAGTACACGTCGTACACGTCCGTAGTGTTCGTCGGGACCAGGTACAGAGCGTCCAGCGTATGGCTCGAAGCGCTCGGAAGGGTGTCCACCTGGACGTATCTCACGGCCGCCACGCCGGGCTCGCCCTGGGGAATCGTCAGGTGCAGGATCGGGTTCGCAGGGGTGCCGGTGATCTGGGCCCCCGCCTGCGATCCGGGAGCGCCCGTCGTCACGATGCCCATGACGAGGTTCGGGGTGGCGCCGGTGTTTCCGTTCTTCACGGTGAAGCTCTCGCTCTCCCCGTTCGTGAACACCACCGTGACCACGTTGCTCCCGCCGTCCTCCTGGCTCTCCACCACGCTCCAGCTGGCGATGCCGTTGCCTGCCGGGCCCTGAGCCGGGTTGCCGCTGTCCACGTACTGCTCCGTCTGATCGTCCCACACGAACCAGTTGCCGGTCGTCGCGTCTACGTACGGGGCCTTTCCCGCAGGGCCGGGAGGGCCCTGATGGATGTCCACCATGTGCTCGGCGGCAGCTGCCGCTTCATCCGCACGGACAGCAGCAGAGAAGGCGGCGTCCACGGCCTCCTGGAGGATGGAGCTGGAGATGTCTTCGACGTCAATCTCCACCGTCACTTCCGGGTCTTCAATGGTGATCTGCTCGCCGGCCTGGTCCTCAGTCCAGCGGACGAAGTTCAGCACGGGCTTGTCGTAAGTCTTCGCCGCGCCCATGTACCTGGCGGAGACGACGATGCGGTTCACACCGAGATACTGCATTCTGGTCGCAGCATACCGGCACACGAGGAGGGTTGCGTCCTCCCCGTCAACAGTCACGTCACAGCGCCCCGCAAAGGAGCTCTGCGCGTCGGAATAGATCCAGGCGCGAAGGTTGGACAGGGTGGACCAGTCGATGGCCACGCCGCCGTCCTTCAGGCGGACCTTCACCGTGAGATCCGAGAAGACCCGGATGTTGGGTAGGGTAATTGTGCTCATATTCCTAATTGTTAGGTATTGATGTTATCGTTTCGGAATCGACCGTCAGGGTGGCGGTCGGCAGGGTTACGGCCTTGAAGCTGATCTCCGCCTCCTTAAGGTTCCAGTCGTAGCTCTCCATGAGGGCCCAGACGCCGTGAGACTTGAGGAAAAGCGGTTGCCAGGTCCGACTACTCGGGAGGTCCAACGTCCCCGAGATCTCGATGCGTGGCGCCGCGTATTCCTTGGCACAGGACAGCGCAGTCAGTGACAGGTAGTCCTTGTTCGTGTTGTTCGCGTCACTGAGATAGTAGATCGGGATAAAATTGTATGTGCTTCCCTCCACCCACTCGTTATATAAGACGCCCCTCAGGTAGCTCAATATCTCATAGTTCGCCGTGGTCGGGTTTCCGAAAGCCGACTCAAGAGGGCTCGCGGCACCCCGGGCATCATTGTCTATGACAATCCGGTCTTCATATCCGGAGTTAGTGTCAGGAGTGACTTCGATGCTATAGACATTCACATAAAGACCGCTTAAGGTTACCGTGAGGGTCCCGGAGTTAGTGTCCAAAATGGGAGGAATCCGGAACTCTACCGTCTCCGCATCGTTCGGATCATAAGATTCGCTTCCTCTCCGGACTTCCGCAGTCCCCGCCGTCGCGCCTGCGTTTGTCACCCATCCGTCCGTGCTGGAGTATTTATAAGAGCCCCATTGTACGGCTAGTGTCAAACGGTGCGATCCCATGGTCGGAGCATTGATCAGGGCCTTTATCCTGATCCGCTTCCCGGACACAAACTGACGCATGAAAAGTGACCACGACGCTGCACCCATTGGCACGCCGGAGCTTGGCTGCGTGTATATCAGGCCCTGATAGGTCGAACTGTACGAGACGGCTCCAGTCAAGGTCCACGTATTAAGCGAAGCCGAAAATCCGTTCTTGTAGTTCCACGGAGACCGCACGGTCACGGCATTCTTCGCCGGGACGATACGCCGCCTCAGATAGCCGACCGGCCACAGATTGGGGGTGCTGAACTGAGCGTCCGTGGTATCCTTCTGCCCGGTCGGAGCCGCCAGGTAACTGACGTCCACGTCAAATGGAGGCGAAGACGGGTTGGCGGGCATCACATGGCCCGGCACAAAGATCCCGCTCACGGAAGCATCCGTAGTACGGATGACCAGCCAATCGGAGTTCCACTGCGTTATCGTACAGCGGAGAGCCCTCAACAGTCCCTCGAGGGCATCGTAGATGCTCTTCCCTTCGTAGAAGTCCAGGTCGATGCGCGCCTTGTTGAGGAACGTGTTCGTAGTCGTAAGCTCATAGGACTGGCCGGAGTTGTATTCTTTCAGGGACGCCACGACCAGAGTATTGCAGGACATGCCGGTGGCCCCCAGCATATCTTCAAAATGCTGGCGTATCGTACGAGCCCCTCTCGGGACGAAGTCGTACTCCTTGAGGGTTCCGAGGCCGTCCGTAGCCGTGACCTTCACATCATAAGGAGGCGCGATGTCCGGCTCGCTGTATATCTCAGTAGCCACGAAGCCCTGCCAGATGAGAGACGTGTCCTGATAGATGAGGACCTTGTACTTCTGCGGATCGCTCGTATACAAGAAGGAAAACTCCCCGTCCACCCAGCACTCCAGGGTTAAGTCGACGCTCGTGGAGCGGAAGGCGCCGTTCTCCTGCATGTGGAGGACGGGCGCACCTCCGAGAGGGCGGTCAGTGACCGTCCCGGAGTAGTTCCTCTCCTGGAGCCGGATCTCGTAGACGACCCCATTCGAGTTCTGGAACCTAAACCGATATTTGGTGCCGTAGGCCATCTATCTCGTGTAGTAGTTCTTCTCGTTCGTATTGTTGATGACGGCGATGAGCTTGTCGCCGTCCGCTTCCAGCGAGCCGGTGACGTAGACCTTGACGTCCCTGGTCTCGTAGCCGTTTCCGGATCCTCCACCCGAATAGTCGCCGGAGTAACCACCACCGCCTCCGCTGTAGTCGCCTGCAGCCACGGAAGACAGGGAGGACTTGACTGCCGCACCGAGGGCCACGAGGGCAGCACCGGCAGCGATGGCGACGTAAGGGTTGCCCATCTTCAGGGCCGTCTCGATGCCGAGCATCGCCACGCCGGACTTGATGGCGATCTTACCGACCGCGATGGCCATGTCGCCCAGGGCGGAGACCGCCGCGTTCTTGAAGTCGCCCCAGGCATTTCCGCCAGAGGCCAGCGTCCCGATCAGGTTGCCCATGATCTCGGACGTCCGGGTGGCCATGGAAACGAGGCCCTGCTCCACCTCAGTCGTAAAGTCCATGATGGCGCCCTCCTGGGGCTTGATACCAACCGCAATCGTCCAATCACCGAGAGATGCCTGGAAGGTCTCCTTGAAATACTCGACGTCCTGCCGTTGCGGGAGGATGTTCAGGGACGGCCCCATGACGGAGCCCTGGAGCGACGAGAGGCCAGCAGTACCAACCGTGCCAAGCCCCGCCCACTTGGAGTAGACTGCGGCCATGGCCTCGGCCTCCTCGCGGGCCTTCTGGGCGGCGGCCGCCTGCTTCCCCGTAGCCGTGGCGATGGAGTTGCTGATCCGGTCGATGCTGCGGAGCTCGTTCTGGCGGGACGTCTCGATGTCGATGAGGGCGCCTTCCATCTCCGCCGTCTTCTTGGTCTCCTCGAAGGTGTTGGCGGTCTCGGCGTCCATGGCCTTCTGCAGGCCGAGCATCCGCTGCTGGAGGTCCGCCTGCTTGTCGTATTTATCGTTGACCGCCTGCCGGTAGTTCGCCTCTGCCGCAGAACGCTCAGCAGCGGAAGCGCTCTTGTCGCTGGCCTGCCGGCGATACTCCGCGATGTCGCGGTCGATGAGCTTGATCTCGTTGTTGAGGGTCAGCTGCTCCTTCATCAGGTCGGCCATCTGGGAGGCGCGCTCCGCATTCCTGCCGGCGGCGGCCTCCGCCTCCTGCGACGCCCCCTTGACCGTGTTCCAGGCACGGACGAGACCGGAGGGCGTGAAGGCGTCGTACCACTTCTGGTCCTGGCCCATCGCGGTGGTGAACGTCGCGCCAATCTGCGCCTTGAACCGGCCGAAGCCCCGCTCCCACTTGTCCATCGCCTCCGCGACCTGCTTGCCGGTGTCGGAGTTGAGGTCGTGCAGCATCTGCTTGTAGGTGGCGATGTATGCGGAGGTGGCCATCGAGAGGTTCATCCCGTCGATGGTGGACTTGAAGTTGTCGGCCTCGGACTTCAGCTGCTTGAAGCCGGCGATGGCGGCCGCCAGGCCGAGACCGGCGATGCCGGCCTGCAGCGGCCCGATCTTGGCGAGGACGGAGCCCAGGGCCTTGGCGCCCTCGTTGCCGGTCTCCACGAGCTTGTAACCCAGACCCCGGACGGCGGACGTCATCTGCTCCACCTTACCGGAGGAGACGCCGAAGGCGTTGCTCAGGCTGGAGAGCATCGACTCGGAGCTCTTGTCGAGGTCCTTGAGTCCCTGCTTCACCTGCTTGGCGCCCTTGTCGAAATCCTTGGTGTCGGCACCAAAGATGACTTTCATGTTGGGGTCTTTCGTGGACATATCGTGTTACCAGTTGGTAAGTTCTCTCAGTTTTTCAAGTGATGCCTTCTTCTCCTCGGGCGTCATCTGTGACAGCCCTCCGTCGTCAGGCGTCTCCTCTTCGTCCCAGGGGTAGGGAAGGAACTCGTGCGGGGTGACCGACTTGCCCTTCGCCAGCTGGAGGTTGAACAGCCTGAGCCCCACTGCCCGGACGACCTCTGCGACGTGCTTGCGGTCCGCTGTCCGGTCTTCGTTCCAGGCGACCATCGCCTCCCAGAACTCCCCCTGACGGAGTAGGCCGAAGGCCTCAAGGGTAAGTCCGAGGCGGGCGATGGCCCAGCCCCGGACGTCTCCTATCGTCAGCTTGCGGGCTCCGTCTCCCGCTCCTCTTTTTTTGGCTCTTCCTGACTGACCTGGGGGTTGGACTGCCGGACGTAGATGTCCAGGAACGTGCGGACGTCATCGGGAGTGATGACGGCGCCCAGATCCATGGCGGACGGGGCGTCCTTGCTGCCGTCCAGCCTCTGCCCTTCGGCGATGCAGGCCGCCATCATGGCGGTCAGCTCGGTGGGCTTGATGCTGTCAATCTTGGAGAGCTCCTCGAGGGTATTCCTACCCACGGCTTCGAGGAAAGCTGTGAGCGCGTTCCAGTTGGATTCAACCCGGTAGCGCTTGCCTGCGATTTCAATGTAGTCCTTCTTCATCTTTCAGGTGGTTTACGTGGTGGTCGTCATCTCACCGGTGACGCGGAAGTCGATGGTGTAGGTGGCGTCGTCGGAGCTGTTGGAAGACTCCGAGTAGTTCGTGATGATGCAGTTCCCGCCGTAGGCCTGGCCGCCGGTGGGCATGTACTTGAACGCGAGGACAGCCTGCGAGCCGGTCTTCAGCGCCGTGGAGATCATGGTGTTGCGGAACATCTTGGAGCCGGTGTCGGAGCCGATCTCCACGATACCCGTCGCGCGGAAGGTGATGTCATGACCGGAGACCGACACCTGAGTGGCACCGGCGTCATCCTTGGTCAGGCTCTCCTTCGTCCGCGCTGCGATGGTCAGGTCATCCTGCGTACGACCGGCGAAGGTCTTCCCGCCGATCTTGAATGCGATGTTGTATCCTTCTAAGTAGGCCATTGTTTCGTGGATTTAAGGGTTGCTTACTGTTATTCCCCGACCTGTTCCTCGGCAATCTCGGCGGTGCCCACGACCCTGAAGTCGACGGTCAGCGTGGCATCGTCGGAAGCGTTGGAGCTCTCGGCCAGGTTGGTGATGACGCAGTCACCGGTCAGGTACTCGAGGGCACTGTCCACTGCGTACTTGAACTCGAAGACGGCGCTGCCGCCGGTCTGCAGAGCATAACCGAGGAGCGCGTCCCGTGTGATGGCCGTCTCAGAGGTCAAATCCACCAGGCCCGTTGCGCGGAAGGTGATGTCGTGACCGGAGACGCCGACGCTGGGGCTGCCAGCGTCATCCTTGGTCAGGCTCTCCTTCGTCCGTGAGGCGATGGTGAGATCGTCCTGGGTACGGCCGGCGAGGGTGAGGTAATCGTTCCCCACCTTGAGCCTGAATGCGATGTTGTATCCCTGGATTGTAGCCATTATTCGTTTTGATTAAGGATGTAGTCCAATTCGATAACCCAGACACCGTCCATGCAGTCCTGACGGACATCGGTCAGCCGGGCCGTGTAGTAGACCGTCTCCAGGACGGTCGGCTGCTCCTCAGGATCCGTCGGCTCGCTCATGATGTTCACGGGTGTACCGTCGAACCCGCCGGAGACGGCGGCCATGATGCCGGACTGTAGCGCCTCGGCCTCGTCGACGTCGTCGGAGACCGACCGGATCGTAAGGTTCCCCACAATCTTGTAAGGGCCGTCCTTCGTGTACCGGTACTCGACAGGCAGCTCGAAGGTGACGTAAGGATAGCTGTCAATCTCGTCCTCCGAGAGGGCGGGGTTGATGCCTGCCGCACGAAGCGTCGATACAAGCTGCGTATGCAAGTGTTCGGTCATCTTTCCTTGAGTTTGTCTTCCTGGCTTTTCACGCTGTCCCGGAACTTGCGGAGAAAGGCGTCCTGCGCAGGCCCGATGGCTCCGTCATAGAAGTTTTCGTGCGGCTGGCCTTCGTTGTTGCGGCGCCTCTTCGCGGCCGCCCAATGATCTGGCTTGATGGGATAGTCGAACTTATGGCTCTTGTCGCGGTGCTTCAAGGTGCCATAATTCTTCCAATAAGCCTTATACCAGTCGCTGGGTTCATCAGTGCCGGATTGAATCTTGTTGAAGGCGCCCACAAGGGCGGTGTAGTCACCCGAGAGGATGCCCTTCACGACCTTGCTGGACACCAGCCGCTTGAAGCGTCTGGGCATCGCCTTCCGGATCTCCTTCGCGGCCTCCTTGCCCCCTTCTTTCAGTGCCGTCCTGATAACCTTCAGGAGGTTGTCCGGTGCCTTGTCGAAGCACTTCAGGCAGTCATCGAGACCGCTGATGTATGTGCGGTACGCAGGCATATCACTCAACGACGCTGAGGGTGAGGTGGCAGAGAGGCGAGACCCGGGAGATGGGGTCGATGCCGGTGACCTCGTAGGCCTTCCCCTCCACCACGACCCGCCAGCGGGTGGTCAGCGCCGCCACCTTGTAGATGGTCAGCGTGATGTCCACGCCCTGCTCCAGGTTGGTGTTGGTGACGTTCTCCGAGACCGTCCTGTCCACCTTGGCGAAGACCTCGGCGTAGTCCTGGAACGTGTACTTCTTCGCGCCCCGCTCCCCGTAGGTGATCTCGCAGGAGCGAAGAAGCACCTTCGTGTCCAGCTCGCCGATATTGATCAAGTTCTCCATCAGTGTTCTCCCCAGGTGCGGTAGGGCCGCAGGAGGTTGCGCGCCGTGGTCCGGTCACGCTCCTCCGGGCGGTCCGTCGGGTTGTTGAACAGGCTTCCGGCAAGAAGCAGGATTGCCGCCTGGACGTCCTCGGGGACCTGCTCCAGACCCGCCTCGTACACTACTTCCATCCTGGATCCGGCGACACCCTCCGAAATGGTCAGGCACTTCTCCGTGAACGTGTAGTCGCTCTCCGGCAGAAGATCGCCGTCAACCTTGACCGAGGTGACGCTGCGGACAGGCCACCTCAGGCCAAGGTTGTGGACGAACTCGCAGGAGAGGCCGTACTCGGACGGAGCGATCACCGTGGAGATCTCATGCTCGGCCAGAAGGATGGCGGCGCGGAGCTTCGCGTGAAGCTCTGCGTCAAGATCGTTCGACGTGATCCGCAGATGCCTGCGGAAGTCTGCGAGGGACGGGCTGGTGATCTCCAGGATGTCGCGGGTTTCCATGACGGCGTAGGATTAGGCGGTGGTGGTGAGGTCGACGATGGCGGCGAAGGACGCGGGCTCCACGACCTTGCAGTCATCCCAGGAGTTGAGGATGATGCGGACGTCACCGTTCGCGGCGAGGGTGAAGGGATCGACCACAATGTCCACGCCTCCCCAGTGACCTATATAGAGGTCCTCGAAGTTGCCGAAGATCATCGCGGAGCAGACCTGGCTGGACGTGCCCTTGGTGAGGTTCGACGGGACGAGGTTGGTCCACTCGATCGGGTAGCCGTTGAGGCGGTCGCCTTCCAGCAGGAAGCGGGCGGTGTTGCTCGCGCGCTCGATGGTCTTCAGGTCGCCGACGACCTTGGCGTTGGTCAGGTAGGCCAGCTTGCCGCGGTTGGCGTTGCCGGCGTTGATCTTGGTCTCGAGGGCCACGACCTTCGCCCAGGTGATGGGACCACCGTTGGTGCCGATGGCGATGATGTTCGGGGTGTTGGTGACGGCGGCGAGCGCGGTCAGGATACCCGTGGGCTGGCTGTTGGAGCCGGTGCCTGCGATGGCGGCCGTCTCGAGCAGGCGGGCGTGGGCCTCCTGGATCCTGTTCCAGACGATCTGCTCGACGTCGATGGAGGTCTGACGGAGCAGGTCCTTGGAGAACGCGCCGACGATGGCGTTGCGGTGCGGGGTCATGGTGACCTTGCTGAACGCAGCCTTGGAGACGGTGGCGGTGTCGCCTTCAGCCAGCCAGGCGGCGGTCATGTTGCCGGCGCCCACCAGCGGCAGGGTGCCGACGAGGTCACTCAGGACGGTGGCACCGAGCTTGACGATGGCCATCCGGTCCTTCAGGCCGTCGATGTAACGAGGGGGCATCTCGGACTTGGCGTTGCCGCCGTCAGCAGCGGTGGTGTAGTTCTGACCCGCGGAGGCGCGGAGAACGGCGGACGGGAGGACGAAGCCCTTCTTGGCCAGGCCAAGACGCTCGTACTCCTTGGCGCCCATCTCGGCGACATCGGCCTCGAGGCCGGTGAGGTTGCCTTCGGCGGCCTCACGGAGGAACTTGACGAGGGAGAAGGAACGGTTCGCGCCCTTCTCGAGGTCGGACAGCTGCCTCTCGGCGAGGCGCTGCTCGGCTTCCTCGACCTTGGTGGCGGAGTCCAACTCGTGGGCGAGATCTACGGCCTTCTGCACGGCGGCATCATAGGCAGCCTTGTCGGCCGTAGCATCCATGGCCCGGACGGATTCGATCTGGGCCTTCAGATCCTTGCGGATGTCTGCGATTTTGCGCATGGTTTTGTGGGATTATGGTTAAACAATAGCAGCCGACGCTGCCAGAATTAAGTCTGCTTCCCGCAGCACGGACTCGGCGTCCACGCCTTTCTTTTCCGGCTCGGGTTCAGGTTCGGGTTCCGGCTGGGGCTCCGGCTCGGCGGCCTTCGCCTCGGCGCGGAGCGCCTCCAGCTCCTCCTTCGCGCAGTCCTCGCCCTTGCGGTGGCGTTGCTGTTGGAGGGGATGTTCACGACGGAGATCTCCAGGAGTTCCTGGCCGGCGTAGTAGTAGGTCTCGCGCTCCTCGCCCGGGCCCTCGTCGCCCTTGCCCCAGGCGCCCTTCCCGATGGGGAGGAAGCCGACGGACACGGCGTTCAGGGAACCGAAGAGGATCTTCTGGTAGACCTTCTCGGCCAGCTCGTTGATCTCCTTCGGCTCGAAGGTGATGTCCACCAGGAGGGTGTTGTCCTCGACGTAGGCGCGGCCCTTGCCGATGACGAAGTCCACGTCCTTGGTGTCCCAGGCTCCGTAGACCTCATGGTTGTAGCCGATGACCGGATTCGCGTTGAAGCGCTTGAGATCCCAGCCGGCCTGGTTGAGGACAGTGTGGGCGCTGTCACGCGATCCGTCGGATGCGACGAAGGTCACCGTCCTTGTGTCTGTGTCCTTCTTGCGGATCTCGGGCACGAAGGCCCTCATTAAAATCTTGTCCATAGTCTTATGCGTTCGGGTCTTCCGGCTCCTTGCCGACGACCCCGGTGTTCAAGGGATAGAGCATATCGTCCAGTCCGTCCTTGTGCTGCAGGCCTTCCATCTCGCGCACCTCGTTCCTGCTCATGTAGCCGTCGAGAATGGCGTTGTGGTAGTAGGCGCTGCGGGCCTGGGTGTCGCCACGGAGCAGGCCGTCGAGGGAGAACTTGACGCTGTAGACCTCCTGCTCGCCCTCCGTGAAGAGTTTCCGCTCCAGCTCGTCCTCCAGCCGCTTGACGGTCGGACGGAGCGAGTACTGGACGAACTGGATGGTCTGGTGCTCGATGTTGCTGAAGGTCGCGTGGGACAGCTCGGCGACCATGTGCGGCGGGATGTTGATGATGCGGCAGACGTCCTGGATGGACAGCGTCTCCGACTGGATCAGCGCAGCGGCGACCGGGTTGACGGAGAGCTGCTTGTACTTCACGCCGTACTCCAGCAGGGGCGTCTCGAAGTTGCGGCCGCTCTTCTTGAAGTGCGCCATGAACTTCTGAAACGTCTCATCGTCAAAATGGCCCTCCGTCTCCAGCACGGCCTTCAGGTTGCCGCCCCGCTCGTAGAACTCGGAGGCGAACTTCTCGGTGGCGAGGGACTTACCGAGCGCCAGGGCGTTGTAGATGACGGGATTCACGCCCTTGATGCCGTCCAGCGTGACGAGCATGAAGTGGAGCATATCATCGTCGGAGTACGTACCGCTCAGCCACTGGAAGTCCTTCTCCAGTACCGAGATCCTGTACCACTTCTTGCCGTTCACGATGGTGATGCCGACCACCCAGGTGGGATGGATCTGATGGAGGGCGACCGGGTCGCCGTTCCTGTCCCGCTGGATCCAGGCGTAGGCGTTGCCCCAGCCGTCCAGCCATGTGTTGATGACGTTCCAGAAGTCGAACTTGTTGGTGTAGGAGTTCGGCCGGACGTTGATGACCTTGTAAGCCGGGTGGCGCTTGTCGTCCACCAGGCCGTCCTTGGTCATGCGCTTGACGTATTTGGGGAAGGAGGCGATGTTTTCACTGCGGATCCGGATGCCCGCATAGAAGGCCGTGACCTTCAGCGCCGCCTGGTTGGTGACGGATACGCCAAAAGGGGCCCCGCTGACGACGACGTCCGGGGCCACCGTGACGGTGGCATCACTTCTGCGTGAGGCCATCCATTTGCTGAATCGAGTAAATAGAGGCATAGAAGCGATCTTTGTGCAAATGTATGGCACAAGGTCGCCTCAGGACGGGACATTTGTCCCTTTGTGAAAAATTATTGCGGGCCCCGCTCCAAGGCCTTGCGGAAGGCGTCGTAGGAGGGGAAGCGGGACTCGCCGTCATAGTAAGCCTCGTGCTCCTGCTCCATCTGGTTGTAGATGTCGCGGCGGGTCCTGCGGCCGCCCTCCTTCCTGTCCGCCCTCAGGCGCTCCCAGAAGACCTCGATGAAGCCCTTCCGGGTGGCCATCCTCTTGAGATCGTTCTCCATAGGTCAGTCCTCCATTGAAATGATGCGGAGCGTGTGCTCCTTGTAGATCTCCTTCGTCTCCCCGCCGGTCTCGTCCAGCCAGGCGAAGACGGAGTCGGCCAGCGCTACGACGCCGTCAATCTTCGAGCGGCTCCTGGACTTGTCCAATTTGATGTTCGCGTTCGGATCCGTGTAGATGACAACGTTCCGGAACATCCACCGGATGACGGGATTCCCGAGGAAGTTCAGCCGGTGCTGCAGGACCTCCGTCTGGATCCACTTCGACGGGACGCTCATGTATCGGATACTCTGCTGCACCTTGAGCAGCTGCTCCTCGTACCGGCCGAGCTTGGGGATGATGTTCCACATCGCCCAAGGGTCATAGCCCACCTTCTTCACGTCGTAGGGTTCCAGCGCCTTCAGGAGGAAGTCCACGAACCAGTCCTCGTCCAGGACCTTGCCCGGGGTGACGGTCAGCCAGCCCTGCTCCTTCCAGAGCCGGTAGTCCACGCGGTCCTGCTGCTCCTCCACCTTCGCCTCGGGGACGACGAAGAGGAAACGGGCGACCTTGAACTTGGGAAAGTAGAGGCTGACCGCCGAGATGTCGCTCTTGGACGCGAGGTCCAGGCCGACGTAACACTCCTCGCCCCGGAGGTCCTCCTGGTCGAAGGGCGCGTTGTTCTCCTTGACGTCCTCGTCGCTGATCCAGACGTCGGGCGCGTTCACCCACATGTTGAGGTTTTTCGTCTGGAAGGCCACCTGGTAGGTGCCGCCGCGCAGTTTCGCCTCGCCACACTCCGCCCTCATGTAGTCCTCGCTCAGGGACACGCCGAGATTGGGGTTGACCTTCGCCCAGGTGGCCGGATCATCCCAGGCGTCGCCCTCGTCCGGGGTGAAGAGCATCAGGAAGTGGTTGTCCTTCTCCTTCAGCCCGAGCATGATGTCCTTGTACACCTCGATGTCCGAGAAGTAGGGATTGCTGGTGTCGGTGCCGGCCGTGGAGATGGACAGCAGCATCGGCTGGCTCCTGGCGCCCATGCCGGTCTTGATGACGTCGTATATCTCGGTGGTCGGCCAGGCGTGACGCTCGTCGCAGATGGCGGCGTAGATGTTGAGGCCGTCCTTGTTCTTGGTGTCCTTGCTCAGGGGTTTGAACACCCCGGCGTTCTTCGGGGACTTCATGCCCCACTGATACGGCTTGGTGTCCTCGGCGAAGATGGAGGTCCGGATGAGCTCCGCGCTGGCATCATAGCAGAGCCGGGCCTGGGCCTGGTCCACCGCCGCCGTGTACACCTCCGGACCGGCCTCCCCGTCCTTGAGCAGGAAGTAGGCGGCGAAGATGGCGGCAAGGAAGGTCTTGCCGTTCTTCCTGGGCACGTAGATGTCCGCGTAGGTGTACTTGCGCAGGCCGGTGTCCGCCCTCTTCAGGCCGATGACGTTCGCCATCAGGAAGAGCTGCCAGTCCTCGGGCTGGAAGCGCTGCCCGGCCATCGGTCCCTTGAAGTGCTTGAACTCCCTGGCGAAGCGGACGAACCGGTTGAAGGCCTTCTCGTCGAAGTATAGGTCGTAACGCTTCAGATCCGCCTGCCACCTCTCGATGGCCTTCCGGATCATGAGGCAGCAGGGGATCTCGCCGGCGAGCGACTTCCGGCACCACTCCTGGACCCGCTCGAAGTTAGTCGGTTTGTTCATCCCAGGCCTCCGATGCTGTCTTCGTCTTCTCCTCGCCCTTCAGACGTTTCCGGCCGGTGGGCGTGAGTCCCAGCCGGATGGCCGTAGCCTCGTAGGCGTTCTGCGCCTTGGTCATGATGTCAACGGCCGGGTTGGTCTTCCACTTCTTGCAGCCCCGGTCCATGAACTCGATGACGGTGCCCAGACGCTGCACGTCCTTCGCCGCGATCCGGGCGAGGACGACGTTCCTGGCATAGCCGGCGATGACGGGAATATCCGCCAGCCGGAAGAGGCCCTGGTCCGACAAAGTGCCTACCACGTTACGGAAAACGGTGCGCTCCGCCTCCGTCAGGGCCTTGTAGTCCGTGGTGCCGTAAATCTTCAATCGTTCTTGCTTATTCATGTCAATTCTGCTTTGGGGGTTAGACCCCGGATTTCACTTTTTGCGGGAGCAAAAC